CACCTATCCAACTCTTGGCGCAATCGCATTCGGTGGACTAGGTAGCTTGGGTGGACCTGGAGGAGCCGCACTTGGTGCGGGTACAGGAGCCTTGGCTGGCGAGGCATTGAAAAATGCCGATGCCTTAGTCGAGGCAGAGGAGAAATTAGAGGCCCTGACCCACGGAGATGTTTCCGCACTTGTTGCTCAAGGAATGGCAGAACATCAATCGGGCTTCGATCAGTTTACATCGAATATTAAAAAGTGGTTAGGCTGGGCGGCAGTTGGGCTTGGATGCTACCTCATGATCCCAATCTTTGTCGCCCGAAAGTGCAGTAAGACCGAAGCGATTAAAAACCAAACCCGACCACCATTTCCAATTAAATGAAAAACTTCTATCTATTAAAGGACAAGTTTCACACGCTCTCCAAAAGAGGAAAAATGATAACGATATTTGTAGGTTTAATCGCCATAATAATTTTACTCGATGCTTGTAGTGGATAGGATTTCTGTAGCGGGAATGGTAGGCACGGGTGCTACATTTGGACTCGGTGCGATGAACGAGCTAGTCGGCATTATTGCTGGCTTGGCGACCATTGCGTTCATGGCGATCAAGATCGTACAAGAACTACGAAAGAAGTGAGCAGATATCGATCATACGGAAAACTAGATGATCCATTCACATCGGAAGGGGATACCTTCTTTTTGCGGATGAATGCCCGTCTGCGGCCTAACCAGTTAAAGCCTGGTGAGGTTGCCCTATCCAAAAATGGACGGATGAATGATGATGGTACATGGCAACCCCGCAAAGGGCTATCGACTCTCTTTGGATCGATAACATCGGGTGCAGATGCTGTGCGTGTTCCTTACATTATAACAGCGGGACAAAGAGATGCATCGGGCATCGTAACACTTGTATTGGATGACATTCCGAGCCTTGCATTTATTCCAGGCGAAAACATAACTACTGCAAACCTTGGATTTACAAATTCGACAAATCCGAATGGTACATTTGCTTTGGTTTCTATAAACTTTACGACCAAAACAATTACTTACTCCGATGGTTCTACCGGTGAGGCCGAGGCGTTTACATTAGCCAATAATTCAGTAGGTCAAACCTCAGTAGCATCGATGGGAAATTCGATTGCCACAACTGAAGGATTTACTCTGAACGATGATGGAGTAAATGCAGTTTTTGGGTCGGCAGTTTATTCTGATGCTTCATCCAATAATGATGATTATATATTCTCAGCGACAAACAATTTAGCAGTCATAGTTCGCCTAAAAGACTCTGCACTTTTTAAGTGCCGGTACGAGGGTGGGGGTGAGACTGTAGATGGCCCTGTCGGAATGACTCAAGGGTTTGATAAGATGTTTATCTTTCGTTCCCGCAAGACAACTCTTTCAGCCTCCCCAAAGCTTAATTATCGATCTGTGAGTACAGCCTCACAAAGTGGTCAGGTAATAACTGTAAACACATCGACCGATCATGGTCGAGTAGTCGGTGACTTTGTCACGCTTACAAACTTTACAGGCTGGCCAACCCACAATCCAAATAACTGCTATCAGATAAAGACTGCACCCACCCCCACATCTTTTACAGTAGAGATGGCAGACTCTCAAACTGTCGCCTTCAATGTGAGTGGCGCACAGGTTGAATACTTTGAAGACTTTACCCGAGTGAGCAAAGGGGCATACACTACTCCAGCTTACTTTACAGATACATCAGCAACTGCATTAAATGGAGTAGTTACCATGAACATCGGAGCAGGCCACAACCTGCAAAAAGGTGACGAGATAACTATCCGAAACGCAACATCTCCCTACGAGTTATTTGAAAATCAAAAAGCAGTAGTCACATCGGTTTTTGATTCATCGGGTAGTGCTACTAACCCCTTTTTAAAGTTCACCTTTAATTTGGGAGTTCAGGATGAGTCTTCAGGTGCATCGCTCACAGTTAGTAAAGCACTAGCTATCGGAAAAGGTTTCGTACATATGCCAGCCGCCCCGTGGGGAGAATTTCATCAGCGTAGGCTATGGGTTCCATACTGGTATACCTCCGACACAAACCCCGTGGACCGAGAAATCAGGGACGAATTAGCGGCATCCGATATATTTGATTCAGACACATTCGACATCATCGGAAATCAATTCCGAGTATCTGCCGGCAAGAGCGATTACCTGGTAGGCCTTCAGCCTTTTACACAGGATAGCATTGTTGCATTTAATCGTAAATCGATTCATCTACTCACAGGCGTAAGTGGATCTTTATCTGATGTATCCACGAATGTTGTAACCAATGAGATAGGAGCATCTGCTCGGAAATCTATCGTTCAGGTGGCCAACAAAATTCTATTCTTATCCGACCAGGGTATCTACTCGGTCGAGTTTATGGATGAGTATAATTTACGAGGAACAGGCACACCAATATCAGAAACAATTCAGCCCTACATAGATCGTATAAATCAGGACTATGCTCACCTATCCTGTGCAGTTTATTTTAATAATAGATATTGGATTGCTTTGCCCTTGGATTCTGCTCCAGGTAATGGCAATGGTAGAAAGTTGAATACCATTATAATATTTAATTTTATTAATGGAGGGTTTGAGAGTATCGACTCTGTGAACTCTGTAGACTTTGCCATTCGTGAATTAATCGTAGCTCGGGAAGGCGCACAGAATGCTCTGTACATAACCACCGAAGAGGGTGGAGTGCATCGAGTCGATTCTGTTGAGGGTGGAGATGTTGTATCAGTTACACCTGGGGCATCTGCTGAGACAATTCCAGTTATTAGCCAGCTAACCACTCGCCAATTTGATGCTGATAGTATGGATCGAAAAGTATTTAGCCGGTCCGAGATTCAGATGAAATCTAATAACTCTCAGACCGATAGTGCTATTGAATTTATAACCGAAGAACCTGACTCCACTACCGCATCGATTAATGCTTCCACCTTGCTTGGAAGCACACTTGCCGACTCGGAGGATGCCTCTCTACGGCTTAGAGTAAATAAGCGAGGCTTTGGGGTTCAGGCAGATATTAAACCGTTCTTAGGTCGCCCATACATTCGAGCTGTTAAAGTAGATGCTCGAATAACTGACCGATCAACCACATCCATTTCATAAGGTAAAATCATGGCTATATTATCAAGAGGACAATCCTTCGCATCAGGCGATCAAGTAACCGCACAAAAACTGCAAGACATTGTGGATCTTGCATCATTTGACGATCCGGCAGATGAGTCTACTATCGTTAAAGACACAGGCACAGGTAAACTAAAAGTACCAAGCAATGGCATCGGCTCAAACGAGTTAGCCAGCGATGCTTCGGTAGATGCCAACAGAGCAGTCGATACCAACCACATAAAAGATGGTTCAGTCACAGCGGCAAAGCTCAATAGTGCGGCGGTAAGTGTGCTTATGCCGACAGGGACGATTTTGCCTTATGCGGGTTCATCTGAGCCAACAGGTTATTTATTCTGTGACGGAAATGAGTACGACCAAACAGGTACTCACTCTAGTTTATTCAGTACGATTGGTTCAACTTATAATACGGGAGGAGAGACTACTGGATTTTTTCGAGTTCCTGATTTACAAGGTCGAGTAATCGCCGGTCGGGATAATATGAGCGGCACATCTGCTAATCGTTTAACCACGGCAAAAAGTGGAATAAATGGAGATAACTTAGGAGCATTTGGTGGACTAGAAGACCACCAACTTACTGTAGCACAGCTTCCTAGGCACACACACGAGGGTACAGTTCAGTCGGGCTTACAAACTACATCGCAAGGTACAGGTCGATTAACTAATGATAGCGACGTAACAACAGGAGAGACAGGAGGAGACCAATCTCACCCCAATGTACAGCCCACCATCATTTTAAATTACATTATCAAAACCTAATCGAATTATGAATTTATGGAATTATGTACCGCTTTACACCGATTACGATGACTATGGTTTGGTGGAACGATTATTAAATGCAGGCAAGGCAAAAACATGGACGAATGACCAAGGTCAGGAGGTCACCTCTGACGGCATCTTTATGACATCTACCCAAACAAAAGATGCAGGTTACGATAAAGCTATGGAGGAATTTTACAACCAAGCGCCGCAAGGTGAATCTTTAGCCTACATCAATCCGATGGAGCGAGAAATCCTCAATCGATCAGGTGCGAGTGGGAAGATGACTGATTCGGGTATAATGTCTTATGCCCCTGAAGATCCACTTAAACAAGCCGCCACAGTCCTTAATATGGCCGCCCCCGAAGGGGAAGAACTAGCCTACATTAATGACGATGAGGCAAAGCTATTAAAATCCAAGGGCGGGGCAGGTGTACCTGTAAACTCGTCAGGAGTTCCATCATTCTTTCTTAATAAATTATTTGGCGGAGGAAAGGATGCACCGGCTTTAGAAAAATTCGATGTGGGAGGATCAGCTAGAGAGTATGTGAATGCAATGTCTGATCCGGCCTTGCAAAATAAGCTACTTCAAAATCGTCAACGCTACGATCCACAGTACCAGGATTTACAACTTAGCCTGGCTCAACGAGCGGCCGATCCAATGGCACAACTTGCCGAGGACCAAGCAATGCGGTCACAGGAGTTTGGTTCCCAAATGGCAGAACGCCAAGCGGGGTCTGATATCTCCCTAATGAATCGATTCGGGTCAGACATGACTCAGGCTATTCGATCATCCGACCCGCTCATGCAAGCCCGAGTTGAGCAGGCAAATCAAATGGCGAATGATGCATTCCGTGAGTCGCAGATGACTGACTTATCACCGGAGATGCGCAGAAGGGCAGATCAATCAGCGCTAGAATCTATTACTTCACGAGGCAGAGGTACTGACAATGTGGGCATTGCCGCCCAAGCGATGAGCCGAGAGGATTATTTAAGGGATGTAATTAAAGATAGTAGAAACCAGGCACAATCGCTTGGCAGTTATGCTATGAGAGGAAACCAAGCAACCTCATACGATCCAAGAATGCTTACCGGTGGTGGACAGAACTTCGTCCAACAGGGTTATGGTCAACGAGCCGCAATGTTTGGGATTCCGCAGGAGCAGGTTACACGAATTAATCCCGATGCTGGAGTTAATATCGGAATGGCAGAATATTCAAATCGTGCGAATTAC